TCACAGTGTAGGTTTTCATCTTTGAAAATCAAAGCGTTAGCATTACACAATCCTTGCATAATACCTCTTGATTTCAACCAGAAAATAGAACAGAATGAACCTGAAAAGAAGATACCCTCAACAGCCGCAAATGCCACCAATCTCTCTTGGAATGACGCATTTTCAATCCAATCCAAAGCCCATTTAGCTTTTTTCTGTACTGCAGGTAGGTTATCTAATGCGGTAAAACATTTATGTTTTTCATCTTCATTTGAGATGTATGTATCAATCAATAATGAATACATTAAACTATGAATGTTTTCCATCGCAAGTTGCATCCCATAGAAAAATTTAGCTTCGGGGTATTGAACTTCTCTGTAAAAATTTTCAGCTAAATTTTCATTTACGATTCCATCTGAAGCCGCGAAAAATGATAGAACATTTTTGATAAAATATTGTTCATTTTCTGATAAATTTTCCCAATCTCTAATGTCACCGCTTAAGTCTATTTCTTCTGCGGTCCAAAAAGCCGCTTGGTGCATTTTATAATATTCCCATATATCGTTATATTGAATTGGGAAGATAACAAATCTATTTGGATTTTCTACTAATATTTTTTCCATATTATTAATTATTTTGTTGTTGTCTTTTTTTCTCCATTAATTCTTTAATTCTATCTCTATTCTTTTGTTCCTTATTTTCTTCAAACCCAAGGAAAGTCATAGAACTTTCGGTATCAATAACTAGTAATTCATTGTCAAATTTACAATTTTCAAAAATTACTCCGTCCTTACCGATACGTGATTTTGTGATTGCAATTGTCGCAAGTTTAAGTTCCTTTTGTTGTAATGTTTTAGCCACTGATATAATAACGTGACCAACTTGGGCCTTTTTAATTGAACCCCCCATTTGGTCTGTTGTTACAACTTCAGATGAAATTGAACTTCTATTACCTTGTGTTGCGGTCCAACCTGCGATATGCAATTCGTGACACATAGCTTCAAAAGCTCTCATTACTGAACCTTCGGATTTCCATTCGTCATCCATATTTTTTTCAGGTGTTACACAATCAATATAATCTAAGATAATAACGTCAATTTTAATTCCATCAGCTATCATCTTTCTAATTTGATTTTTAATTTGTGTCATTGTAAGAGTATCAGATGGAAGTTTTTTCAAAATTAACTTGTTTTTCATCCTTTCTTCAACTTCACGAACTTTATTCAAAACCTCTTCTTTGTGTTCACCTAACAAATCAGGAGCAATTCCAGTCCAAAGTGTAAAATGTTTTCTTTGTATAATCTTTGGGTTATCCTCAAAAAATATCTGTAAAACATTGAACCCCATATTAAATGCGTGATTCGCAATCTTTGTAGTTAAACTTGTTTTACCTACTCCCGTTGGAGCGAGTATCACACCTATTTCACCTTTTGCTAGTCCGCCCTTTAATAGATTGTCAATACCTGGAATTCCCATAGGTATTGGATGTCTATAATCATCATCCAAAACTTGGTCCAAATTTTCAAATACATCTCCTGTATCTTTATCAACCACCCCAACCTGTAAAGCCTCTCTAACCATTTCTTCAAGTGTGTCATAATTTTCAAACTCACCAGAATCAATAATTTTTTGGGCTTTAGTCATTACCTTCTGAAGTTCTTGTTGTTTACAGAATTTCAGAGCCTTCTCTTGGACAAATGTTACGCCTTCTTCAGATACATTTTTAATTTCATTAATTGTATCAATTACTATTTTAAGTAGTAATTCTTGTTTAATCTCAGATTTAACTATTTGTAAAAGCGTTTCAAAGTTAGGGGGACATTCAAATTTAGAATAGTATTCTTTAATCATCTGTATTATTAATTTATAATACTTGTTTTCAAAATAACTAGATTCTAAAACTTCAAGAATTGAGTGTGCAAAATTCTTATCAGAAACTATCTGATTTATAAGTTGTTGTTGGAAAGTATTTCCTAAATAATCAAAATTTTTGTCCGCCATAATTACCTCTTTTAAAATTAAATACTATTAAACCAAAGAGTATCCTAGGTAATTATATGTTAAATTTTTATCTGAAAAAATGTCAGTCAATGAATTAAGGATACCTTTTAGGTATGGGCGTACGTCTACGGTATATCTAACCTTTGGGGGGTACGGTTTAGCGTCAAATGTGTAATGACACATTGTCACTCCATTATGTTTCAAATAAAGGTTAAAAGTTTCAGGTCCGTCTGTAAAAGAGGTTTCTAAAATTTCAGGGTTTTCCATAATTTCAAATGAATTGTCTGTCATATAAATAACTGATTTCATTTTCAGATTATATTTCAACTCTTCAATAAAATATTCAATGTTATCAATCAACTCTCTAGAGTTTTTTGCCTTAGGATTGTAATCCTTAACATTAAAAAATCTTTGGACAATGAAATTGTCATTTACGGTCATTAAAAACTCAAGTTTTGTAATGTCATTCTGTTCTTTCATAAAATTAATTTTTGTTTTTTTGTTTTTTTTCTTTTCTTGTTAGTTTCATAAATGGTTTTAAAAAATATGTCCACGAATCATCTCCTTTAGGTAGGTATTTAAATATCCCGTCTTCGACCATGTATCGAATAACGTTTTTATAACTTCTACCTTCAGTTTCTAATGTTTCGTTAACAATTTGAGAGATTTCTTGTTTGTCCTCGTCTTTAAGGAGTGGGTTTGATAAATCAACAATCTGTTCATTGACCACATAATATTCGTTTTCGTATATACCTGACTTTGTTTTTCCTGTTAGAAGATTTTTTAAAGTTTGATTATCTTTTTGTTCTTTTAAAAGTTCTTCTGCTCTTGTTAAAATATCGTTATAAGATGTTGGTTTTTCAAGCATCTCAGGAAAAAATTTAACTAATGTTTTCTCACCCAAAAGATAAATTCCTTCAATATTATCACTTTTATCACCAGTCATAATTTTTAAGGTTTTAACATTATAATGAGGAAAATAAAAATCATCAAATTTAATCTTATCCCCGTTTTTAAATGTAGTTTTTAATGATGGCGAGTATAATGATACTCTTTCAGATATAAGTTGTGTTAAATCCCTGTCTGATGAAAAAATTAGTTTATCTTCATTATCAGAAACCTGACAATAGTAAGCAATTAAATCATCAGCTTCTCGTCCTGATATTTCAATCTGTCTTACATAGATTTCTTCAAGGTATTGTTTGATACGATTTTTTTGTTTTAGGTAGGACATGAATATTGCGTCCTCCATAACTAATTTTCTGTTTTGTTTGTATTTTGGGTAAAGGACTCCACGAATACTTGTGGAGTCTTCACCATCCCAAAATACAACTACTTTATCGAAATTTTGTTCTTCAATAAACTTTCTTAAAGTATTAATGAAGTGATAAATCGCTCCGATATGCTCTCCGTTGTGAAAGTAATCCTTCACACCGTGAAATCCAATCTTCATTAAATTATTTCCGTCTACAAGGAGAGTCTTCTTCACAAACTATTAATTAAAATGGTTCGTTTTCAGTTTCAAATGATTCTTCAGATTCATCAAGAGTAATTTCACCAGTACCTGAAAGAATCGCGTTCCAATATTGTGAATATTGTTTTTTGTATTCTTCTAATGCCTCTTTAGTGTCTGAGATATACCCTTGTGGTGTTGCAATAATCTTACCATCTTTATACCCTAATCCATTAATATGGTTCTTTAAAACAGAGATTTTAGTTCTGATAGCGTAAGATACCGTTCTACCATTTTTAGTTGCCGTAATGTGATTAATACCAGCATTTTTTTGATTTCCAAAAAGGAAAACCAAAGCTGACGCTAACCAAAGAGCCTCACCACCTTTTGCCTTGATTTGTGGTTGTCCAAATGGATTGTCAGGAAGTTCCACCCAAGGTTGGTTAACCACAACCATAGTGTTATAATATGGGTAATCTTCTTTTTTAGATTTAGTAATACGAGCGTGAATACCCATACCAATTTTATCGGCCAAAGTAGATGCGTTATGTTGCTTTCCACCTTTACCGTCAAATGTCATTTTACAAGGAATAGAACCTACAGAATCCCATAGAAAACATAATGAATATGGAATATTACCTTTTTCTTGTTCATCTAATAATTCGTTAATATAGTCAGTTGCCTGCTCAATGTAATCAAAATTATCATTAAATATAAAATTACCATCCCACTCACCATCAATCATTTCTGCTTGAAGTCCTAACTCAACGGCGTGTTCCCATGACCATTTTTTCTCGGTGATAATGAAAACAGGCAAATGCCCCTTCTTTTGAGCAGACACAGCCGCTTTGACAAGAGCGGTCGTTTTGGAAGAATTTGAGTGCCCCAAGAACATATTGATGTTCCCCAAAGCAGGGCCAGGTAGACCACAAGAACTATGGAAAGCTTCATCGACTTCATAGAACTCCGTATCCTTGTATTTAGTTTTTGTAGAATATTTGTTTTTGATTGCATCAAGAGAAAATTCTTTTTTCTTTATTGCCATAAGTGTCTATGCGTTTAAATTGTTTGTATTAAAAATAACAAAGGTTGGACACTTTGTCCATGATAGTGTCCAACCTTTTATAAATTAGAATGGTAAATCACCATCTGGCTCAGCATCTGCCTGTGGGTCAGAATATGATGAACCTCCACCCATACTCATTTCAGACGCTTCGTTACCATAAACATATTTACCTAATTCTTGTGACCATCTTGGGGTCTCTCCACGAGCAATTGCTTCCAAGTACTCAACAGGTTTCTTAGAATAAACATCCGCCCATGTAAGTGGGTCTTCAATCCAAGTTTTCGCAGTTTCTGCATCTGCGTGAACAGGACAAGGGTCATCATACATAATAGTTTGAATTACTGTGTAGGTTGCTCCTTTTGGAGTTTTAGCTTTTGTAAGTTCCAAGATAATGTCACGTCCTTTTTCAGGGTCAGTAATATCACCTTTAGCTTTCCAAATAGGGATGATTTTATCCAAGATACCTTCGTTCTTGTAGTTGTGCTTAAATCTCCAAAACTTAACACCATCCGCTTCGTTATCACGGTCAATAACCTTAACGATGTAGAATTTACGTGGTTTATAAGATTTTGCAAGTTCTTTATCAGACTCTTTACCTGTTGACATTAATTCGTCGTGAATTTCAGTCAAAGGTGAACGCTCGTTGTCGTTCTTTCCTGGGTCATAGATTTTATTCCATTTACCCTCGACTTGAACTTCGTGATACCAAACTTCTTTGAACGGTGAAGAACCGTCAGGTGTTGGTAGAATACGAAGACGTTTTTGTCCTGATGTTTCATTTTGCGTTAGAATAGCCGCAAAATATTTTTTCATTCTGTCTTCTTGAGACATTTTGTTTTGAGAGTTTCCTCCACTTTTCGCTTTTTCATACTGAGCGAGAACAGCATCTAATGAATTTGTCGCCATAAAAATATAAAAATTAATAGTTAATAAACAATAGTAATAGTGTCAGCCGTAAAAGTCAAATAAGTTATTAATTCTTAATTGACATATATTCGTTATTATCACCGTACTGAGTAAAAGTATTTTTAATATCAGAAGGTGAAAAATCTTCAACATCATCGGTAGTTAAAACGTATTCGTTTTTACCTGTTTTTTTGATGTCTTCTTGTTTGTCTGTGAAAAAATCTGTTAATTTTTGGTTAAACGGACCAGAATCTAAACTTCTTAATTCTAATTTTTCTTGAGCACTTTTTGGTCTGTAGTTTTCTATCTTTGACTCAATACTATTAAGTCTTTCCATTACAGAATCCATATCTTTTAGCTTATCCTCAAGGTTTGATAATTGACTGAATAAATTTTCAAAATATTCAGTTTGTTTATCTTCAATATTTTTTTGTGATTTAACTAAATCAGTTATCTCTAATTCCTCAGTATTTTCTTCTTCTTTTTCCTCACCAACCTTTTCAACGTCTGGGTCAGAAGCAACATCTACAGGTTGTGGTTCTGTAGTTGTAGGTGTCTCAGCACCACCTTCAGCTGGAGGTGGAGGTGTTGCACCTGCGTCAGGAGCTGGAGGTAAATCACCTGCGGGTGGTGGTGGCGGAATATCAGCAGGAGCCTCTTGCTCAGAGATATATTTATTAATCTTATTATATTTCTCTATTTCTAATAGAATTTTTTCAGAAACTCCCATTTTTTTATCCGTTTAAAAGTTGTTTTATTCCAGTTGTCGTTTCAACGTTAATTTTTTTATTTGACATATAAGTATTGTCAACTCTTTCAATAAGACCATCTTTCATTCTTATTGTGTAACAGTCACCAGTGTCTAAATCACACACTTCTTTAAATCCATTACCAGCATCTTTTTCAGTGATTCTAGTTTTTCTTCCTAAATAGTTATCTAACAATTGTTTTACGTCCATGTTATTATTTTTTATATAAATATACGATAAATTAAATAAATCAAATACCCATAGATTTCATTATATTATAACAATCTGTAACTTTTGTTTTTAGATAATTAAATTGTGTTGTATTACCAGTTCTATAATTATCATATATATTTGGTGTTTCAGATAATCTATCCTGTGGGAATCTTTCTATCCATGTTTTAGTAAAACCTGATACGAAGACATTTTCGTCTTCAAAATCAGTAATACCCACAGTGAAATAATCTTTATATTTATCGTAACAGAAATTAACACAATTTGTTACTGATGGGAATGTTGCATAAGATGTACTTTGATTATCTGCACTTGTTAAACATGTATATTGTTGATTAAATAATTTTGGTAGGTCGCCTCCCCATTTACTAATACTACCACCTAAAGGTATTGTTGCCAAATTATAATTGTAATACTTAAATCCATCAGAATTAGCGGTTGCCAAATAAAATAAAGTAAACACAACTTTATTCATATTAGCGGCGTCCGATTTAGATGACAATGAACTTACAACTGAATTTTTTATTGTTACAAAATCACTAATAAATTCAACAGGAAGAATGTTTTCATACGTACTGTAATCACTTATAGGGGTACACGTCTGATTAGGAGATACCGTGAGTTCTGCGGAAATACTATTAGAAATATCATTCTTTTCAGTTATAATATTAGACGTTAATCCTTTATTAACTTCTTTTTTATTAACCGCATCATTAATTAATTTAGTTATAAATGAATTTCTTATTACCTCAAGTAATTGATTTTGTAGTGGTAGAGTATATATCCTCTGTCTTGTTCCTGTAAATGTAGTTTTAAAATTTCCATTTGTTATAACATGGGAAACTTCATCAATTAAATAAGGACCAGAAAATAATGGTACATTTCTAAGAACAAAATACATGGTTGGTTGTATAATTGCATTACCAAATGCCGTAACGGTCGCTTTATAACTTCTATTTTTATATATGTTATATAAGGAAACATTTTGAGTTGATGACTTAACCCCTTTTGATAAATTAGCCATATCATATTCCATCTGTAATGATTCTGAAGTCGCCTTACCCAAATCTTGTGAAACTTGTACATTTTCAAAAACTCCTTGGTTTTGTAATCCAAAGTCTACTGAAAATCCAACAACTTTATTTGATAACCCATAGTCATTAGTTGTTTCTTTACTTGTTTGACACTCAATTAAAGGGTTGTTTGTTGAAAGTCCAAGATTAAAAGAATCGTCATTATAACCATTAAATTTTCCCTGATTGTTCAACTGTTCTGATGGTTTTTCAGAATATAGACAAACTATTTTAGGTTTAGACGATTGATAGTCTACTTCCGTATACTGTCCGAATAATTTATTAGCAAATTCAAACTCGTTTTCAGCTTGTGGGTCCTGACCTGGCGTTTGTACATTGTAAAAATTAACATACGATGGTATTGAAAAAATTACAAAATTATGGTCTTGTATTATTGATGAGGCAATTGTGTATACATTTGCCTTTTGATTACTTTTTAAATAATTTTTAACTTTAAAAACATCCACAATAACTTTGTCACCAACATTTCTGTTTGCCCTATCTAAAAATAAAAAATCTTCAAATAGTGTTTCCGAGTTATAGTTATTACCCGCAATCCACTTGTCGTTTATCGCTTTAAACAATTCATAATACTCAACCTTAGTCTGCATACCTTGCGTTGCCGATGTATCTAAAGTATCAGTATCTAAATTAAAACTTGGTAAAGATTTTTGTATTTTTGAAAAAACTCCTTCAAATATATTGTTTCTTAAAAATACCAATCTATTTAAATAATCATCAATTTCTGATTTAAAATTAAATTCGGTAGCTCCATTTAAATTCGCATATTTTCTAGTCGCATATATTTTTATTATGTCGGAAAATATTTCAATATTTTCAATATTGAAAGCAATATTATTATCAATAAAGAAATCAGTAATATACGAACCATTATCTGAATACGTAAATCCGCTAATGGTTGAAAATCCAACATATAATTCAAGTATTTTCCATTCTTCAGGATAATTTGACTTAGACTCAGATAATGTTACCGCTCCACCATTCTTAGGTAATGAATCAGGAGTTTCATCGGTATATTTTTTTACATTAGTTAATACATCAGATAAAGGGTTTGATGAAAAATAACTAAAAGTAGTTTTATCAAAATTAGTTGGGTTGCCTTTTTGGAAAATTAAATTTTGAGATACGAAATTTGAAATGTTTTGATTAAAAGTTTTATTTTGTAGGTTTTGTGCGTCCTCAACTATTTTATCACCGTCAGTCTCTGATGGATTATAAAAATTACCATTCATAGATTGTCTCATTATATTTTGTAAATTAAATGAGTCGGTTGTACTTAAATTACTTTTTGTAAAATTTAAAAATTCGCCCTCAAACAAATCAAGTTCTTCTTTTGTGAATACGGAAAATAAATCATCTATTTGTGAGTAATAAGAATTATCATTAAGTAATGAGAATGGATTTTGAGTGGTGTTTCCTGTAAATATATTTTTAGGATACTCTGTTGGGTTACAAAAATTTATATTATCACTGTCAAAATAACCAAAATTAGGCATCCCCCAATTAACTCTTACTGAACCATCGAAAATAGATTGGTTTAGATATAATGGAATTTGTAAACCATTTTGGTTAAAACATTCAGATAATGTTTGATTTTGTCTACTACCAAATGATGGGGCGGTAAAGTAATTATTTCCGCTAGATTGATTTGGTAGTTTGTTTTTAAATAAAACACTAAAAGTATTAATAAATGAAGAGTTATAGGAATTTCCATTATCTGTAGTTCCAGTCCCAACCGATATATCAGAATCAAATCCGTCAATTAAAATTAAATCACCATTATTAATTGCTTTTTGAATATCTTCTTGTATTGTTGTATTACTTCTATATAAATCAATTCCATTATAGAATCTATAAAAGTCATTTAGGGTCTTGGGGTAAAACCCAACATTCATTAAATCAACAGTCTGCCCACTATCATCTAATATATTTTTAGCTAAAAATATATCATAAGTAGTTGAGTTTGCGGTTAAACTGTAAGTAGTTTGTGAATCAAAATTTACTGGGTCAAAGTTAGTCAAATAAGAATAATTAACTAATGTATTTGATAAAATGTCATACCCACTATTAATGAAAGTTTTATATCTATGCCATATAGACCCTACTCTACAAACCCACAATTTAGGTATTGAGTTTACAGTACCAAACTTTTTAAAAGTTGGAGCCAAATATCCATTAACAATCTCATTATTACCTATCTTAGATATTAAAGTTTCTTTTGTAGTTGACAGTGGTAAACTATTTAAAAAGTAATAAGACGCTTCAATATAAGGATTTTCAATATTTTGTCTTTCTTTTTCAGCTCCGTCTTGGATGGCTTTAACAAAAAATGGCGTGTTTAAAATACTTGTAGTTTGGTTATTACCAACTAATCCGTTATACCCATCATATTGTACATATCCCTCAGTTAAATTAAAATCTGAAGGAGTTCTACTATTGTAAAATTCTTCAAAACTATACTGAGCAACTGGAAAATCAATTTTATTTGTCATAAATTTGAAGGTGGTAAATGGCCTATTTTCTAAACTGTTACCTGTGTTGTCAATAATTTTTTCAGAATTATAATTAGATATTTTATTTGTAAAATTATTAAAGAATAAAGTTTGTTCTGTATTATTAAAATTAGTATATTTTTTACCAAAAATAGAATTAACTAAATTATTACTTCTCCATTCTTCATCGGTAAAAGGGTATATATCAGTAAACTCTTCAAAGTTAGTTTTTGTGGAATTCACATAATTTGTTAAAGGTAATTTAACATCTTCATTATCATTAGTAACGACAGAAGTATTAATTATTGGCAAATCAACATTAATAATTTTAGAACTATTATTTATTTCAGATTCTAAGTATGGAGTGTTTATTCTTCCTCTTATTAATTTTTGCCAATATTGTCCAGTACCTCCGTTTGATACGTCTCTAAGATATTCAAAATAAGTATTTGGATTAAATCCTGTGAATTTTAATATTTGTATTAATTGTGGTGAGTTTATTCCTAACCCTTTTATTATATTTGAAGCCTCAAATGCCTGAATTGAATTTAAAATAGTTGTAAATTGAGTGTTTCTAACAAACCCTTGGTAATTAGCAATTGATTCTATTCTTTCCCATATCTCATATAAAAATGGTATTATTTGTAAATCTGAATATGAGATATTTGAGGGTGTGTCAAATGCCGAAACTAACAATCTATTAATAGCAGTTAATGAATTTTCTTCGTCCGCCGAAACAACGGGTGGTATTTGTCTTTGTAAGTATCCTTTAATAAATTCCTCAACAAATTCTACTTCGGGCCAAGCTTGGTAATCATTGGCTCCCGTCTCTGAAATATATTCAGGGTCACCAGGATATTTTATTTCAAACTTTTGTTGACATCCATCAATGTCAATAATTTTAGAATATTGAGGCCATGGATATACAGGTGAATCAGGTTCGTTTTTTACATCAGCAGATACTGCCTGTTTCTTTTTAAGATTATTTCTATTTTCAAAAGCCTTTTTATGTACATCATTCATTAATCTTAAAAAAGCGTCTGTAGATGCCATGATAACCGCTAAAACATTACGAATAGTAGGATTAAATCCTATACCTTTAGATGATTCTAATAATTTAATCATCTCTTCAGTTAAATTTGATTCAATCTTATTTTTATATCCTTGTAATTCTTTTTTTATCTCGTTGATGGTTCCGTTGAAGTATTTTTCTCCCTCTAAAATGAAAAAAAACTGTTCAGTATTCGGTAAATTTTGAGAAGCCTTTTTTTGTTCGTTATCTATTTTTTCTTGTATTTTATTTAACTCATTATCAATAGAGTTAATTTGAGTACTTGACGGATTTTGAGTATTAAATCTTTGTTTAGCAGTTTCTGTTTTATCAACATCCGCAATCAATATTGGCGGTATTCTATAAACATTAGTGTTTTTAACTTTTTTTGCAATTTTATATCTTTTACCATTTTTCCCAAACGTTGGTACGTCATTTAACTTATTATTTTTTTCATCAATTAACGTATCTAATTCTTTTACAGTAGAGCTAAACTCTATAATTTCAGGTTTATAAGTGTATGCTTTATATGATTTTCCATCAAAATCTTTTACAATATAAAAATTTTTACTGTCCAAATTCTTATTAAACCATGATTTAGGTGATTTTGCAGTAAAAACCTCTCTATTAAAATCATCTAAAATACTTTCATATGTTTTAGCATTTGTTAATTCCTCAACTGAGATTTGTCCAAAATTATCTAATACACTTTTTTCAAAATTTTCTAATTTATTTATTAATTGTTGTACTGTTAATTCTGGAAAATCCTGAGATATTAATCCTTTACTCTTATATAATTTATAGACTTCTTTTATTTTTTCGTATCCCTCTTGTGTTATTATAGAATTAACAGGAGAGTCGTTGTTATTAATCGTACCAACTGACGCATCTACTTGTGAAGAAGATGAAGTTTGTATATTTTGTAGATACCTTTTAGTGTACATTTGTGGAGTTGCCATTAGATACCCTTGGGCAACATCTGTCAATACATTAAATTTATATCCTATAAAATTTAAAGTTATTAAAAAATTACCACTTGATTGGTCAAAGCTCCCATGAAATTTTTGTAAGATTAAAGGATATCTAACTGCTTTACCGTAATACCCTTTCATAGTTAAATAAAAGGTTGGGTAAGGTAAATTAAAAAATACTGAGTATATTGAGTCGTTACCTGATTCAAATAAAGCCCTACCTCTAATATCTTCTAATGATACAGTAATTGTCGGAACAAAACTAGGCCCTACTTTATATGAAATATTTGTAATACCAAGTAATTCACTATTAATGTTATTATTTTCTTGTATGTTTTTGGTTTGTAAATCCGTCCAATCTGTTGTTAAATATTTTTTATTTCCAGGTTTTAAAAAATTAACAGAAGCAATTTGTATTGTTTGTAAACTTTGACTATCTTCACCAACAATTAGTCTACTTCTTGGTTGTAAACTACACTCCAAGTTGGCATACATAACAAGGTCTTCTTGTTTTACAAATCTATCGTCAACAGTTCCATCATCATTAATAACTTTATTTGGGTTTACAATGAAAATATTATTAAAATCTGATTCAACATATATATTAGTGTTTTTACTTGCCATAATAATAGAAATAGTTATCTAATGCTGATTTATAATCTAATAGAGATGTTGTTAAAGGAAATGGTATTTTTAAGGTTGCGTTATTTGGTATATTAATTTCTGAACCACCATATTGCCCATTAGCTAATAAAATTAACCATCCAAAATAAGGAGAATCATAATATGATTGGGATACTTTGTCTAACCTAGATACCCCTTCTCGATATATATAAACTTTATCTGTACTTTTTGCAGGTAAAGAAACGTATGGTATTACAATTTGTTCTCCATTAACAATTAAATTGTTATATCTATTAAAATATTCATTCATTATCCATTAAATTGTTTTTTTCCATTAAACATGTCATCATTATTACTGTTAACTGTCGCATATATATCTTTAAGTTCTGTTTTTTGGAAATCTGTTCCTCCTGAAGTTACAAAACTCATAACTCTTTCTTTGTCGGTTAAACTAACTCCATTAATTTGTGGATTAAACTGTGCGTACTGTTGATACGATTCATTACTAATTAAATTATCAACTTTTGTAGTTTCAGCAGTTTTTTCATCACTAAACAAATTATAATACGAATTATTAACATATAAAGTTATTTGTTCTTTTGCATAATTTTTTTGTGTCTCGTCTGTTATATTTTTAATTAATTCATCCACAAAATTTGTTCTACTATTTTCATCAAGAATAACTTTAGATAATAAAATATATGCTCGTTTTTCAGTTTCAGTTTTAGCAATCATATTAGCAGTTATTGCACTAAATATAGTTGATTGTGTTACAGTATAAATTAAAGTACCATTTAAATAGTTATAATACGAATTTAGAGAATTTACAATATTACTGTAGTCAGTTTGGAAGTCGTTGAATGTGTCATTTCCGTTTTCAGTAGTTCCACTTAATACATATATTTTTGGAGTACCATCATTTAACACTTTACCATCTCCACTCATACTTATAAAATCCATTTTTCTTGTATTTTGTATGTAATTAACTTGAGTTTCTGTTGTAGTTTGTATGGATGTTGCAATGCTTGTAAATTCGTTATTAACGTAAGTATTAATAAAATTTTTATAATTATTTTTAATTTTATTAATGTTAGAGTTAGTAACTGTTTGAGATGAATTTCCAGGTGTTTTTAATATATCAATTATTTTCTCATCATCATTATCAATATCCTCAATAAATTGATTTGCAACTTGTTGCAAATAATACTCCCATTTTATGGGTTTACCAAAAATACGTGTCATTGTACTACCTGAATTAGTAACAGTACTACCTAAATAATATTTTTTTTCGGTGTTTATTTGTTGTAAAACCCCTAAATTAAACTCAGATGAAATATTTTTTAAACTTTCTGTTATTCCATTAAAATAGTCTTGTGTTTGTCCAACAAATGAATTAAAAAATGTTTTGTATTCAATAGTACCATTTTGTACTCCACCAGTTGAAGTTGATGCTGAAAGTATATTACCAATTGTATTACCTCCATCATTTATTGTTGTACTACCAACATTATTAACAGTAATAATAGGTTCTTCATTATTAATTGCGGACAATAATGCATTATCAACCGCAGTTGTATCTTCAGTTGCTTCGGCTCTTTCATCATAAACCTCAGTATTAGCATAATAATTAAAAGACAATGCATTTTGTAATCTTTCAACGGGTTCTTTTAATCCATGTCCTCCAATCATGCTAAATCCTAAAGTTACTTTTGCAATCATTGGTTGGACTCCGATACCTTCAGGATTTAGGTCAAACAAATTTTCGTACTGAATAGTCAGCGAATTTGGTACTATTTTAGTGTGATAAAAATCACCAATCCTAAGTACCAATATTGGTGGTGTTCCAAAATTGGTATTAAAAGAATCATTAATTATCGATTCTTGCCCGTTCCCTTGATTTACCGCAATAGTTCTACCTGGTCTTGCACATTGTTGTAGAAAAGTTAATCTTGAGTTTAAACCTTCAGGTGTTATAGCGTGAAAAGCTGGGTTAAAGTATTTTATTTTATTCTTAAATGAATCATATATTATAGGGTCTGTAGACTTAACCATTTCAAAATAATTGCACTCAGTCAAAAGTTCCCTAAGGATTCTTTTACTAATACCTTTAGATTTTGTTGTTAAATCAATCTGTTGTTGTGGTTTAATTCCATTCAAAGATTGTTGATTTGGTATATTGTTGTTATCAGTATTACCATCGGTTTGTCCTTGTGGGGTGTTTGGTTCTAATGTTATTTTTTTAATTCTTACCGCCCTACAAGCGGCAGCAGTTAATGAATATTTTTTATCCGCAGTATTTCCAAATTCGTCAACTGGTAATACACCACAATTAATTGTATCAATAGGTGTTGAACTTTTTATTTCTGCATTTTGTACAGTACCTAAATCTTCTTGTTTAATGAACAATTTATTTTTTTCATAAAAATTTTGTAAAGTAATATTATTAGATTCAGGTAATTGAAAATTTAATATATATAACTTAACTGATTCAAACCAATCATTTGGCGAAGATACTGTTTGTGGTGGTTTTGTTCCATTTAAATATATTGTTACTACCCCTTGGTTATTGTTTAGGGTTGTTGAAATATTAAGTAATAAGTTTTGAATCGATGCATAATTTTCATCAATAATGTCAAAAAATTGATTGATTTGTATTGTTTCAGTTTCAGATTGTTCGTTTTGATTCAAGTATTCTCCCTTTTCATTTAGATATCCATCTAATAAAACATTGTAAGGTATTGTTCCTTGCGTTGGTGAGTATTCATCAAAGTAAAATCCTAAATTTGTATAATCAAATGGAAATTCTGTATTTTCTTCAGATACTTGTGGAGATTGACCTCCGTTTGCCAATCCATTAAAAGCTGCTTTTTTATCCTCATTTGTTGTTTGATTACTTTGTAGTACTTCCTGATATAATTCTTCAATAGTTGATTTACTTATAGTATTAAATTTTCTAGCCAATTCATATATATCATATTTTTTACATCCAGCGAAAAATGATGCAACAACTTGGTTAACCGTTTGTCCATTTTCTTTAGCTAATTCATTTTTTACAATTAAATTTAAAACAGATGGGTGGTCTACAACAATATCAAAACTAATACTACTACCTCTATCAGTATTTTCATAGGTATATATTGGTTCAGGTCTACCTAAAAAATTAGTAGCATTAAATTTAGGAGTACTTGATTCTTGTCCAAGAGATAAATTATAAGGTGGAAACCACATTATTCTACCACCATTAGGACCTTTTTCACAATCAGGTAAATCAGTAAACTCTGGAGTATTTCTCCATGCCAAGTTTTCAATAGAAAACATGTATTTTTTTACTTTATTATCTCTAATATTTGTAGAATCTTGACCTTTTAAAGGGGCAATATTTAAATTGTACGTACTGTCAAGTACAGAATAACTAAACTTTCTTATATTACCGTTAGTTTCAACTCCATCCGCATTAGCAACAGTTGCTTGTAAATCACCATATGTAAGATATGGTCTGTCTTTAGCGAATACTCTACAATATTCTTCACCAACCTCTCTTCCGTTTTTATTAACATACTTTAATACTTTTGAACCTTTAGTTAATTCTTTATATCCATCATTAAAAACTTTAGATATTTGGTTCATAGCATTTCCAACATGTTGTAATCTTTCTTTACCACTAGCAGGCGCTGAATCTATAATTCTTTGTGTTTCATCTAATATTGACCCAGGTTTGAATTCAACATTAACTGATTCAGATGACTGAAAATATGAACTAATAGAATTAAAATTATTATTAGTTCCAAAACTTTCACCACCTCTACCGACATTCTTACCAGCGTCTTGATTATTTTTTAAAGATGTCCAAGTAAATCCTCCATCAGTTCTTGGTTCATCGGTGTAGGCATTACCATTTAAACCAAATTTATAGTTATCTAATTGGTCTCCTTCGTATAGTTGTGATAACTTATCAGGTCCAAAAACAATAGTATTTGTTTGATTATTATAAGCATCTTTTGGTGATAAATTAACTGGTGACGTTACCTGACTTGGTTCATTAGTTTCACTACCAACATAAAAATTTGTTATAGAATTATCTTTATTAAAAAGATTATCAATAACTAAACCTATTTGTGTTTTGTTTTCTTCGTATGCTGGTTTAAACCTGTTATAACCTAAACTTGTAAATAACACGGATTTTTGTCCACTACCAGTGTTATTTAAAAATTTTATAGATGGATTATTATTTGGGTTTGCGGGTTTATATATTCTATTCGCAACATTTTCAATTAATTGTCCTACCTTAGTTTTTTGTCTCTCAGGGTCCGAGGTATACTCCCCTTCAATAGGCGAAGTCGGTACATAAGTCCCTGTAATTTTAGTTAAGAAAAATTTAGCTTGGTCAAATATTCCATCAGGAACTGTTATGGTATAATTTTTATATATTAAAGGTTCCTGTCCTGAAGCCAATAACGCAACACTAAATGGGTCTCTAAACGCATCAAGATTAACTCTACCTATTGTATTTTTTTCAATCTCTCTAGCAATTCTTACTTGAAATGCATCTAACAAGTATTGTACAGATATTTGTTGTAAATAAGAATCTTGTGATAGATTATAATCACCTGTTATAATGTCTGATAAATTAAACTCACCTATCTGAAACTTTGGATAAACACCAACTGGTGTGTTTTTTGGTAATATATTATCAGTTACCACGTACAAATCTTGGTAACCGTTTTCAGGAATGAATCTATTTACAACTTCATTGTTATCTATAAAAAATTCATTTATTAATTCTAATTTAGTATCTGAAGTTGTATAATTTTGTTGTTGCACATTAGATTCTAATTGTAAATTAGAATTACCTTGTTGTTGCATAGATACTGAACCTGAATTAAGGTTTAATAATTCTGCAATATCAACCTTTATACCTTGACCATACACATTACTTTTTGTGGCATCATTAGCTTCTTCAAAAACATCTTGATACACATTTGGGGTATCTACTGGAGTGTTATCAGACAAAACAACTTCGTATGTTTGTGGTCCGTTAGATGATGTAAATCCGCCAGGTACCTGATATGGCGCCAAATTTTTAGCAATAAGTGTTTTCCTAAATCCTTCAGAACCCGCAAATGATAACAAATTTGACATATACTATTTTTATTATAAATAGAGAAAAAAAAATTTTTAATCCTGATTTAGACCAAAATTTACATTCTTCATACTTTGTTCAACCGCTCTTTGGACTGTGTTATTTACGGTTAACATTTGTACTAATTTAGTTTCCAATTCTTGGTTATTTGTTCCTGATAATCCAGTTACGTTAACTGTAAAGGTATGATTGAAGTTTCCTCCAACACTTGCCATAGCACTTGAAGTAGGTGAGTTACCTTCAAGAATAGAATTGATTTGTGTTTTTGGCGCCGCCAATACCGCATCATTAACATCAGGAATTATTTTACCAAAATCAGTTTGAATAAAAGTTTGTGATTTTGGGTCAAGATACATGTCTTCAGTAAAAATAGGTAAATTTTCTTTTAGAAATCCAGTTATTGATTCCCATACAGATTTAGTCCCATTTATAGCGTCTGTAAAAGTTGATAAAGCAGTTGTTGCAGTTCCGAAACCTCCCTTAATGGTATCAACAATATTATTTTTTAAATCGGTTAAATTAACCCCATATTTATCTCCAATACCTTGTAATACCGTATCAACCGCTGTATTAATGCTATCAACCGCAATACCTCCTGATGTTTTTAACATATCTAAAGCACCCATAAAATCACCTGATGTTAATTTTTCAATTAACTGAGGTATGTCTTTACCAATATTTGATAACCCTTTAACTATTTCAGAGTCAGGTCCAATAGCCTTCATTAGTGTGTCAGCTTGAGAGGCGTATTCTGATTTTGCAGCTTCTAATAATTTATCTCCCGCGCCTGATTTTTCAACACTTAAACCAAATGCTGCGGCAAGAGCTTTGGATGATGCCTCAATTTCACCTAGTTTACCAAGTTGACTTGTTGCAATTTCTCTCATTTTTTCTTCAGGTGTTTTTGCCGCTTCAGCTTCTTGGTCTTTAAAATATTTTTTTAATTCGTCTTCTTTACCTTGATATGACTGTAGAAATTTATCTAAGGTTTGTACATCTCCATTTTTAGTTGTAATTTCATACTCTCCTCCTTCACCTAATGTCGCCATATTAGCAATCATCTCTTTAGTGTCTTCCCCAATGTCTAACCCACCAAAAGATATTTCAGATAATTTTTTATCTAAATCCGCAGTTCCAAAAGCAAACTTTTCTATTTGGTCAATAGGTATACTTAATTCAGTACTAATTTCCCTTAACTGCCTTCTTGCGTTCGGCATAATTTGGAACTTTTTAGTTTTTTCATCAAAATATGTGTATGTTTTAAACATTTCCCCAAGTTGATTTTGTAACTCAGGTACATTATTTTGAGCCAAATCCATTAATCTTAATGGGTCCGTTAATTCTGTTGATGCTGCTCCAAGTCTTTGTAATGAACTAGCTAAATCAATTGCCGATTCAGGTGAATATAATTTTTCGGCCAAATTAAAAGTGGTATCCATATCCACCCTAAGGGTTGTCGCTCTAGCGGCCATTTTAGCTAAACCTTCTACCCCATTGGTGAATCCGTATCTGTTTAATTTTTCTAAATTACTTGTGACCTTACTAGAAACTGCCTGAGCGTTAACCCCTAAACTATTAGAAACGTCTACTACTGTTGACATTTCTTTTGTAATATCTTTTGCTGACATACCAGCATCTGCAAATGACGACATTAACGCATCACCCAAAACACCTGTTACTTTAGAGGTTGCAAGGATGTCTCCCGTTAATTTACCTTGTAGTACTACATTTCTACCATACGTATCTAAAAAATTTTGTTGTATTTTCTCAGCGTCTTCAAAAGAACCCCCAAGTTTAAGTGCCTCAAATGCACCTTCAGCTAAATTCTTTTTAATAGCTTGGGTCATGGTATCACCCACTCCCATTTTTGAGACAACTTTTGCGAATTCTTTATCTATTTCAGATACAATCCCTAAAGCACTTGTAAAGGACGACGCCAAATCTTCAGCGGCTCTAAACCCTGTTAGGGTTTTTAGTAAATCTTTACCTGATAACTCTGAAGAGGATTGGTCTGGTGGGCCTAAAAACATATATTATATTTTTAATATAAATAATTAACTATCTGTTTTTGGCGTATTTCTTTCAATTATTTTATTAACCAAAAAGTTTCTTTGGTATGTTGGTATAATTAAAAAATCAGAGTATGAGGTGTTTAGAAATTTCCCCATAAGATAGTATTGGTCTAATAGATTTTCTATATAATCAGAAGAAAGGACGAAAAAACTCCGCCCCAAAGGATACTCTCGCATTAACCTTTTTTCCTGACGGGGCTGTAATTTCTCTCATTAAATCAATTCTTGGTTCATTCTCACTTAAAAAGTTTGTAATGTATTTTGAATCCATAATTGGCATAGATTCAATAAATTTGGAAATTACTTCCTTAGATTGGTCACCGTTTACTTCAATGATTTGTTTCATTAATCTCCAAGTAACTTTAGGAGCCACCATACCTTGTGGATATGAATCAACCATTTTTTCAATTTCTATTTTTTCACCGTAAGTTAGCGGTTTTAATTTAATAACAGAGCCAGTTTTAGGTAACTTAGTTTCAAATGTTCCGTCAGATGAAGGTTCAATTTTTGATTTAATAAAATTTAATTCATCTAATACCACAGAAGTCTTAAAAGGTTGACCTGTTTCTGGGTCAGTCAGTGAAAAATTATATTCAGGTCCAAAAGAAGTATTTCTTAAAAATAATAAAATCGCCTCAATATCACCTTCAAGTAAATCATTTGGATTTAATTCAGGTTCATATAATTTATTTCTAATGAGTTGTGATAATAACTGTTCACCTGTAATTTTACCAACGTTAGCTAACAAATTTTCATCAGAGGCAGTCAAAAAACCAACTTTAACACTTTTTTTCTTATTTTTGTAAAATTTACCTTGTGATGGTAACAATACCACATCATGTGGTAAACTAAAATTATCTTGTCCCGCAATATTTTCGTTCATAATTATATTTTAAATAAAAAATCCACAACAAGTGTGGATTTGTAAATAGTATTTTATTTTATTATTAGTATAATAATACGCAATAGTCAGGTCTTAATGTTGCGGTGATTTTAACTAAATCATCGGATGTATAAGCGACTGAACTAAAGTCAACATCAGTTAAAAAAGTACCAATTAATTTCCATTTTTCAACTACAACTCCTGTTGGGTCTAACATTTCTAAATCAATGTCTTTTTTGTATCCCGCAGCGTAACCCATACGTCCTGTTACAGATTCAGCGTGTAAACGAACCCATTCCATAAGTGCCTGAGCGGCTGAAGGACCGATTGGGTCGCGGAAAGTAACTGAAATAGTGTTCCATGTATACTTACCAGCAACATATCTTTCAGTGTTCAAGAAAGGAATTGCATTAGAGGCGATGGTAATTTTTGGTCTTGATGCCGACTCAACAAACCACTCGTTAATTCCAAGTTCAGAAGGAAACCTTAAAATAAACCTGTTTTGTTTTTTTGGTTCATAAGGTATGGGCATTTTCATTAGTAAATCAGCCATATTATTTTGTTTTTAATTTCTCTTTTATTTTTTATATAAATAGTATCGTTTTAAAATTTTTCTATTTACTTTGAAGTTTTTTTAAATGAATATTGCATTAAGACCAGTTAAATTTATTAATCATACTTCTTTTTTTCTCCTCCATGTGTTGAATATAATTGTACAATATTTTCTGGGTCATCTTTTAAAGCACTTTTCATCTTAGCTAAATTTCTTAAATCATCATCTGAAAATCCTATTTGTGGTATAAAATTGTTAGATACATCATTCTTAAAATAAGGTGTTTGGTGTAATTCTTTCGCTAATTCCATCACGTACTTTGAGAATTCTTTAATTGCCTTAACTTTGCCTTCTTCAGGATTTTGTGCGGAACCTTCTCCATACGTTACAGGATAAAATTTACACATATCAAGATACTCATTTATAAGTTCTAAATCTGACATGTCCTCTTCACCATATATTTCTCTATATTTTCTTAAATTTTTAACTAATTCTTTTTTTGAAAGACCTTTATAGTTAACCTCAATTAAGTTTTTAACTGACTGTTTTAAAGTCTCTGGTGAATGTCCTCTAGCAGTTATTATTGAGAATATTGAACCACCGTTAATACACTCAACAAAATCATCCCAAGCTGGACCTGTTTTAGATAATAATGAATCAATTATAAATTTTTTATCTCCAGACACCCCAAAATTCCTAAAAGGATTTTCAGCAAATCCTACAATTGTTTCACCTTTATATTCAAATGGATTTTTACCAATATCTACCCTATGTTCGGCAAAATCTTCGGTCCCCATACCAATTTCACTACCATCTTCGGTTTTTAAAATTATTTTGGTTGGCATGAACATAATATTATCATCCCAATCAAAAGCATAATACTTCATGTCTGGGGTTATTTCATCTCTAAATCCTTCAACAATAATTAATTTCATATTCATAAATATATTAAAAACAAAAAACCCCCATTTCTGAGGGTTTTTATTTTTATCTTGTTTTTATTAGATATCTTCAAAACTAGCACCTGTAGGAGTAATTAAGAATTCAATATCAATAAATTCTAAAGATTTTGTTGGTTTTATGTAAATTTTACCAACTAATTGGTTATTATCCAAATCTTCAGGTGTATTTTGTACGGTAACTCTAAAGTCATATAATCCTCTATCTCTTCTAATAGCGTCTAATATTGGATTAACTGAGTCTAAAAATTGTTGTCTAACTACGTTATCATTTTGTTCAAACAATAATCTTACAGCCACCGCTGAAATCAATTTACGAGCTTGTAACAACAATCTTCTAACATTTATTCTATCAAGAGCCGACTCTCTAATTTGAAGTGTTTTATTACCCCATATTACAGTACCAACATCGTTGAATGTTGCAATCGGGTTAATTCTTCCTTTGTATAGAGTATCTCTATCTTCTTGAGTTAAACGTTTTCTTGCTCTGATTGCGTTTACAACACCTCTTGTGTATCCCGCAGTTGCGAACCAAGGGAATGCAATATTGTCAGTTAACGCCAAGTTTCTTGTAACTTCTGCGGTTGCTGGAATATAGATTTGAGTGTTATTAACCGTATCACGAGTAAGAACCCAAGGATAGTAAGTTGCGGTGTAGTTAGAATCTATACCTGTTGTTTCTAAATTATCAACCGCTTCTTGAGGATAGATTAAGTTATCCATAGAAGTTGATGGTTGGTATAGGTCAAAGTCAGGACTAGTTACAATATAGATTGAATCCGCTCTATCGTTTTCAACCATATCAATAGTCGCCTCAGTTAAGTTTGAGTTATTAACAAAGTCAATACCAGGAGTAACTAAAACGTTTATGTTAGTAACTTCAGGATTTTCAAAACTTCTAATACCTAATAAGTAAGCGTAATAGTCAGTATTTGCCCAATCAACTACGTTATCACCAACAGTGATTCTCTTAAACGCCCCCCATCCAGTTGCGTTTGTGTAAGGTGAACAACCTGCTTGTGCTCCCGCTAAATATCCTGATTCACCAAGGATGAATCTATCTTCATTTGTTCTGTATTCTCTATAGATATCCCATCCGTCAAAACCACCGTAAACACACACAGTGAATTTACGAGAATAAAGTCTGTAATATGGGTCGCTTGAACTTGTTGGTTCTTGAGAGAATGATGAATCTCCGACTTCAAAGGCCGATTGACCTGATGTTGAGTATGTTGAAGATATCGTAACCGCAGTTGCTCCACTATCCATGTGGAAACCTTTAGTTAAGTCACCCCAATTACTGTAATCTTGTTCTGAACAACTCCAAGAAGTTGGAACTTGTTTACCTTTATATTCAAAGAAGTCAGAATCAAACCCTAATGAAGTTGAGAATCCTAAGTAAGTTCTTCTAACATTATCTCCAGAACTTGTAACAGAATCGTCAGTACCATTAGTGTTACCAAATGGAGGGTTATAAATTACTTCACCTGGGAAATCATACTTAGTTTTGTATACAGGGAATGGTGAAGTTGCTCCTCCATAAGTTCTAATAATGTAACCTTCAAAACCACATGGAAGTGCGTCTATCGGTGCATCATAGTTCATTTCAACCATTATATACTTAGAAAGTATTGCGTATTCACCGTCAGTCGAACCGATTTTTTTAGCTATATAACTATTCAAATCAGGGTCCATAGTACAGTTAGTGAATTTCTCAAGTACCACAGGATTTGAGTCGTTATCATAATAATCTCTAACTATTACGTCAAATGTTTGGTTATTAAATGACATATTTGCTAAAGAAACTTTAACTTCTCTGTTCGCAGCGTCTCCGTCAGATATTGTTACAAATCTAAACAATTCATAAACTTTATTACCACGTAATTCTGAAACTACCCATGGTGAGAATGCTGTTTGATATCTTTCTAAATAATTGGCTATTGATGAAGTGTCTAAGTTTCTAGCTTCAGGTAAAGACTCTAAAGAACAACTTAAACCTCTAATATATCCTTTATTATAACCATATTGTAATAAGGTTTGGTAACGCTCTTCAACAAACAAAGGAACTTCTGTTCTGTCTTTATCAAAATTACCTGAACCAAATACCTTAGTAATATAATTAGAATTAGCAATCTCAAAAGAAGTCTCAAATGAGAAATTAGAACCTTGGTATGTCACACCTGAAATTACAAATGTATTAAACGGATTTTCACTAACTCCTGAATAAGAACCTGTACAAACCATAGTAACTGCCGAAGTTGCACTAACTTGGTATAAAGGTCCTGATTGTGTTGAACTGTAATTAGTAATACCTCTTGAACGTAATGTTGCAATTACTAAATCACTGTAATTAGTGTAAGGGGTACCTGAAAAAGTATTAACAGTAGTTGTTACTATACCTGAATATTGACCTGGCGTACCTAAAGCAGCTAATTTAGTGACATAAGTATTAAACGAAAATCCTGAATATGAAGTAGTACCAACGGGACTAAACTGTGAATAGTACCATGCGTCATTTAAACCTGAACAGTAATCAATAGTTTCTGCAGTAATTGAGGATACTGAATAAACATTTGTTGGTGATGTATATCCTGACCCTATTGCCGCAGTTATTGACGCTCCTGACATAGCTCCAAAGTAGTATATTGAAGTTGCAGAAGTACCTGTTGACCTCATAACATTCAATAACTGAGTTTGAATTTGCTCAGAAATACTTGAAGTTCCTCCATCAAATTCTGTATAGACATCATTAATAATAGATGAGATTGGGGATGGAACACTTGTTAGTGTAATTGATGATGTTGACGCACTTGTTCCTGTAAAAGTAAATGAAGATGTTGTTGCAGTACCGTTAAATCCTATTGTATTACAATCAACATTCGCAATTGTTTTAATAGACCATGACGGACCAGCGTCATATCCCGATAACCCCAATATTCTTGTTACAAATAATTGGTTAGATTGTTGTAAATATGATTTAGCAATATATGCCGCTTCATATTTAGGTATTTGCGTGTTCACAAATTTTTCAGGTGAGGTACCTCCAAAATACGATTGGAACTCATCATAGTTAGTCACAAAAATAGGTTCAAAAGCGGGTCCTTTTTGTGTCTCCCCAACAATACCTAAAGTTGTTACACCAACACTTTGTGCCACAAATGATAAGTCTCTTTCAGATGTGTAAACACCTGGAGAAACAAAAACTTTGTTTGATGTAGCCATTAATTTAATTTTTTTTTAACTGATTTATTTTAACGATAAATATTGCAAAAAATCGCAAAAATTTTAGTGTGGCACATCTATTTATCAATAAGTAAGAATTTATTCTGCCTTAATTCTACCATGAAAATAAAGAATTTGAAGATATCTGAAGAATCTCACAAAATACTAAAAACCTATTGCACTAAAAAAGGACTAAAGATTCATAAATTTTTAGAAAATTTAATAATTGAAAATTGTTCTGAGAAAAAAGATATCTATGGTGAAAATTAAACTATTTTAGATGTCCATTGTAATATAGATGGGTCTAAAGCATTTGTCTTTGTTATATTAATAGTTAGAACATCATTTGTGTTAACCTGAATTGTATTACCTGTACTGCTCAGAATATTACTACCATAATACAAGTTATTAATATAAACATCGTAGTTTGAAATGTTTGATATCCCGTCTTGTGTTAAGTTTGAATTATATTCAAAAGTGTAGGTAAATGCCGTTGTAGACAATGGAAAATTAATGTTAAAAGGTATAATATTAATATTTTCAGGTTGTGCTTTAGGTTTTTTAGACCTAGTTTTACCAGTATTAATTTCCATTATTGTAAAAGCTCTACTAACCGCAGGCTTCACTTCAAATTCATTCTCATCAATTAAAAAACCCTGTAGAGTAAAATTATAGGTCTGTATATACAATTTTCTTTTTTCTAAGTCCATTACTGACTCGTCTTGAATTTCATCTAAAATTATTGGGATGTAATTACCTTTAACAACAGTATATGCTTGTCTAGATGCGAATGTCTCAATAACTTTTTTGTTAAAAGAATTTAATTCTCTCATTCTATTGCAAACTATCCTAACTGAATATTTTATATCTACAGGAACTGGTTGTGGTATTGTGTATATATCAACTCCCTTTCTACCATTATTAAAATTTGGTACTGCAGCATAAAAATATTGTTTTCTATTAGGTATATTCCATCTTAATGATGGTAAGGTACCGTATTTAACTTCAGGGGTTCTTACTGTTGTTACAAATGGAGGTAAAACGTTTTTATCTAAATCATTAAAATTCCATGTTTGTGTAAACTGTGCCCAATTTTGAGTTGTAATAATAATATCAATTACAGGAACTTTTTTTCCACTGTCCGTTGATATTTCTAAATCATTTTTTACAAAATCTAAAAAACCTCTATCTAAATCGGCATGTAGAATTGATTTAGGTAAATAAGTACCATTTTCATTTATAATGTCAACCAATTCTTCTCGTCTGGCAAAACCTGTCTTAGGATTAGTTAAATTTATATTTTTTTTAATTTTTTTTGGTAAAGCCATATTAGTATTTTACAATTTCGTTAATAACAAATAATTTATTTTTTTGATTAACCATATCAACCTCTTTAGCACGATATATAGGTTCTTCAGTATCTTTATATACAAAACTATCATATTTGTATGGATTATACGTTACAACCTTACTGTTACTTTCACTAGGCATATTTTCACAAGGATATTCGCAATAATCAACTAAATTACCAATTACAAAGGCATGTACATTTTTACTTTTTTCAGACCTAACCCTTTCTTTACCTCCAACTCTAACTCTAAATTCCACATCTTTTAATTTAACGTAATCCGCATGAATAATTACTTTAGATTTATATGTAACAGAAAACGTGTGTTTATGTAAATTATAATATACCATAACTCTTTCCCCCAAAAATTCTTTTGGGTTATCATTTAATTCGTTTTCAATAATTAAATTTTGTTGTCTTTCAGTTATTAGTATTTTCATATTACCATTATTTTTATAAACCTCTAAACTCATTATTGTTTACAAAAGATGCGACTATAGTTCTATAAAATGGCTTATACCCAGCATAAGTATGTTTGTTATCTGAAGTAACCCTACCATCATTATTTACAGTATAATATCTAACTCTGTTTTCTGTTTCATAGTATCCAATATAATCTCCATATTGTATATCAATACCTAATTCATCTAAGTGAGACTGATAAACTGATATTCTTATATTACCAGGTTCCATTAAATCTAATTTAGATGTTCCTACATTTTTATTCTCAGGGGCCATTACCTGAACAAATGCCTTAAATTCTACAGGAGTTTTAAATTTAATCCCATCTTGTAAGGCTTCTCCATATACATCATCAATATTTGTTTTAGTTTTATCCACTGAATATAATACTAAAGTAAAATTCATATCACCTTCTAACCATTCCCTACCCATACCAACGTCCAAACTAAAATCTTCGGCACCAAAAAATTTACTTAATCTTGTTATAGGTACATTTCTTTGACTCATATTGATAAATATCTAATTATGAATTATATTTAATTAGTTCTAATTATGGAAAACGTAAGTATCGAACAAAAAGCAATAGACGTGCTATCCAATTATATTGGGTCCAATAACTATTTGCTCAAATTAAAATCTCAAAAAGAATCTAATCCAAGTTTTTTTCCAACAAGAAGTCAATGTGATTATATTTTAAATTATAATAAAACTAATCCAAAAGTCGCCAAAAAATGGGTCGATGTGGACCAATATTTTGCTAAAAAATTTGTAGAAGATAATCCATTTGTTAAGGAACCTGATAAAATCTACGTTGAGAAATTATTAGTCGAAAAAGATAAATCTTATCATATTTGGGGTAAAATATTTAGTGGAGAAACTCTTCACGATTTTTGGGTACCTAAAAGTGCAATTTTAAAAGGTAAAAATAGAGAGGCTTCTGTTGATTGGGATAAGTACTCTCATAGACCTCCGTTATCACATCAAAAAGAATGTATAATAAAATTACTTGAAAATGATAAGTTTATAGTTGCCGATGACATGGGATTAGGAAAAACAACTAGTACTGTAATATCTTCTATTGAGAGTGGTTCCAAAAAAATTTTAATTATCTGTCCAGCAACTTTAAAAATAAATTGGAAAAGGGAAATTGCTTTATATACCAACGAATCTACTTTTATTGTAGAAGGTAAAAAATGGGAGGAAGGTCACAAATATTACATTGTCAATTATGATATATTAAAGAATTTCCATGAAATTAAATCAAAAGATTCGGTAATAATGAAAGAATATTTTGATTTAGTTGTAATTGACGAGGCTCATTATATTTCAAACCCGCAAGCACAAAGAACTAAATTAATTAACGATATCGTAAAAGAAATCCCAAAACTTTGGTTGTTAACTGGAACTCCAATGACATCAAGACCAATGAATTATTATAATTTATTGAATCTAATTGAAAGTCCTGTAGCTTCCAACTGGATGGCATACGCAATAAGATACTGTGCAGGATACCAATTTACAGTTGGTAAAAGAAAAGTTTGGAATGTTACAGGAGCGTCTAACTTAGAGGAGTTGAGGGACAGGACATCAAGACATGTAATTAGAAGACTAAAAACCGATGTTTTGGACTTACCTGAAAAAATAATAACCCCAATTTACCAAAGACTAAGTTCAAAATTATATGAAGAACTTATGGGGGAATATTATGATTGGTATTCAAATAAAAAAGAAGAATCAAAATCGTTAACAATTCAGTTTTCAAAACTGATGAAAGTAAGACAAGTAATTGCTGAAGAAAAAATAAAAACCACTATTGAAGTTGCGGAAAACATTTTAGAACAAGGTAAAAAAGTTATAATTTTTTCTAACTTTACGGAACCCTTAATGAAAATTCACGAACATTTTGGCAAACAGTCCGTTTATTTGGACGGCTCAACAACTAAACCAGCGAGACAAAAAGCAGTTGACGATTTTCAAACAAACGACAAGGTTAAAGTTTTTTGTGGTAATATAAAAGCGGCAGGGGTTGGGTTAACTCTTACAGAAGCCGAGTGTGTAATTATGAATGATTTATCGTTTTTACCCTCTGACCATGCACAGGCGGAAGATAGAGCGTATAGATATGGACAAAAAAATAACGTATTGGTTTACTACCCAATCTTTGAGAACACTATTGAAGGGGCAATTTATGACATTTTATCTAGAAAAAAACAAATAATCGGTACTGTTATGGGAGACACTGATGAAGGTTCTATAGATATAGTTGAGGAAATATTAAAAGAAATCAATAATAGATGAGTATTTATTATTGATGAAATCTTTAAAGTTATTATCTGAAAGTTTATTAAATCAAATTAATGGTGAGGAGGAAAGTGATTTAAAATTCTTCTTAACTGAAATGAAAACCATCGGTATTGATAGATTACCGTATTCATATTCTTCTTTACGTAGGTTCATTGACCCTGAAACAATGAAAATACATTACCAAAGACATTATAAGGGTTATGTAAAAAAATTAAATTCAGCTTTACGTAAAAAAGACTATGGTGATGTTGAATTAGAAAATATTATAAAACAAATATCCAAATATAACGAAACAATAAGAAATAATGCGGGGGGAGCATTTAACCATGCGTTATTTTGGAAAATGTTATCTCCAACTTACCAACAACCAAATGGTCCTATATTAGAAAAAATAAAACAACAGTTTGGGACTTATAGAAAATTTAGAACTAAATTTGAAGAATTAGCAAGAAAAAGATTTGGGTCTGGATGGGTATGGTTAGTTGTAAAAGATAACGGGTCATTAAAAATTATGACGACACCGAATCAAGATAATCCATTAATGAACATAATTGACAGAGGTGGATTTCCAATATTAGGACTTGATTTATGGGAACACGCTTACTATTTAAAGTATCAGAATAAAAGAGACGAATATATAAATAATTTTTGGGAAGTTATTAATTGGAAATTTGTAAACGAACTTTACAAACAAAGAATAGAATCTAAAAGATAAATTAATTGATTTTGATATTTATTAAATAAAGATATCAAAATGGCAATAATCGCAGAACCAGAAAGAAGTCAATTATATACAAAAGTACGTCATGTATTAGGGGCTCCTTTACGCTCAATTGAATTAGAAGACGAGCAATTAGACACTATATTAGAATTCTCAATTGGTGATTATTCACAATATATCCAAGATTGGTTAATAGAATCTCAGTGGACTTCATTATATAATTTAAATTTAGACGTAAGTTCTTTATCCACTGCATTTATTACAAGAAGTTTTGATTACGAACAACGATATCAGTATGCTTATTCTAAAATTGTAGGCTTACAAAATAATGGACCGTGGGTACTAAAGAAAGATTACATACAATTAGAACCTAACGTACAAATATATGAAATACCTGCTAATAGAGAAATAAACGAATTACTTTGGTTCACACCAACACCAATGACAAACGTTCTCTTTGACCCATGGAGTTTTGGGGCTCTTGGCGGTTATGGTCTTGGTGGTCCAGCAGGATATTCGCAAATGGGATATACAGGGTCTTATTTTATGATGCCAGCATTTGACATGATGTTAAGACTACAGGAAATTAATATACAAAAAAGAATCATTGCGGGAGATTTAACATATCGTGTGACAGCATTACCTGAAGGTAAAAAAGCAGTACATTTAATGCAAACTCCTGGTGGTAAATTTGACTTTGGTAATTCATCTTTAATGAAAGGTCAGGTTTGGTATTGGTATTATGATACTGAAGGTGCGGATAGAGATTCTTGTTTAAGAGATAATCCTGATATTATAAAATTACCATCAGACGTTCCTTTAGATGAAATGTCTTGGTCAGATTTAAATAACCCAGCAAGACAGTGGGTTAGAAGATATTTTGTTGCAAGTTGTAAAGAAACACTGTCAAAAGTAAGAGGAAAATATTCAGGAAATTTAAAAACACCAGATTCTGAATTAACTATGGATTACGCTTCTTTAGCCACTGAAGGTAAAGATGAAAAAACAAAATTAATAGAGGAATTAATTGGTGCAGACGGAAGATTAACAAGATTAAGACCTGAAAAAATAATGGAAAGAGAGGCTCTAATTGCCGAAAATTTACAGAAACAACTTAAAACAAGAGCATTTCCAAGAAATATATATGTAATATAATGCCAGTACAAAAATCAATACCGAGTCAAAGAATAATTGGAGGTGTTTTAATTGAGACTTCGGAAATATCATTTGTTTCTGAACAATTATACACAACAAATGGAGAATCTCTAATAATTGTTAAGGATGTTGAGAACTGTCAAATAATTTTAGATTCTTCTAAAACTGACCATGTTACAATAAAATCATTAACAAATACTAAAATATCTCCATTAGTTGGTTTAATTGATGAAGAATATTCTGAAGTAAATATTAAAAAAGGCGCATGTATTGAAATTTACTTCTCATTTGGAAATTGGTATATAGTCTCTTCTGACGGAATTAAGTCAGAATAATTACACCATTTCTTCCCACCCTTCTTCAGCAAGTTCATATATATATTCAGGATTAATACCTCGTTTATCCCAATAAACTTTTTCTTGTTCTGTTATTGTTAATAAATCTTCAATACTATCTTGGTCTGCAGGTTCAAATGGAACACCATTAATTAATTTACATTGTTCTTTTGTGAACACACCTCTATCTTCAGGTTTATCAACAATCAAATTATTTCTTACTTCTTCACCAAAAACAATTAATAATGGTTCAATTCTTTTATTAAAAGTAACAATTGCTCTTGGGACATTATAATCACCTAACATATCAGGGTTTGACTCTAACTCAGACTGATTCAATCTATAACAATTAAGTTGAACTACTGAACCGACCATATCTGAAATTGCTATTTGATATGCCTGTTCTGTTGGAATTCCCGTATTTGCTTCTTTGTTTGTCGCATTACTACGAACCCAGTTATCATCACCCCAAGATTGTTCCCATCCATTTTTTTGTAAAAATTTTACCTTTTCTTTTCTATCT